ACATGAGCACGTATACCGAGCGGGCGCGGGCGCTGCGCCCCTATATCGTCAAAAGCGCCGCCAGTCTCACTGACGCCGACGCGAGTCTCGCGCCGGAGCTTTTCACCCGCCTGACCGGCTCCGGCAGCCTCGTCAAAGCCGGCACGCGCATCAACTGGGGCGGCACCATCAAGCGCGCCGCCTCCGACCTCTGGGACACGGCCCAGAACACCCCGGACGCCGCCCCGGCCCTCTGGGAAGACATCGCCTACAAGCAGGGCTTCCGCATCATCCCCGAGACCATCACTGCCGGTCTCGCCTTTGCCAAGGGCGAAAAAGGCTGGTGGCAGACTGAATTGTACGAATCCCTGCTGGACGCCAACGTCTGGACCCCGTCCGTAAACCCGGACGGGTGGAAGAAGATCACGGAAGAAGGTACATAGCCATGGACACCAAGACCATCATCGTCACCCTCGTCACCGACCGGACGCAGGCGGATGTGGAGCGGGTGCGGGAGCTGGCGGCGAAGGGGTTCGCGGCCATGACCGCAGCCGAGCAGGCGGAATGGCTGACCGGGATGAAGGGCGCGTACAACGCTTCCGATCTGAACCGCGTGGGAACCGCCCTGAACTATCTGGCGGGACGCCTCGCCTCAATCTGCGGGAAGAGCATTGCGTGGACGGCAAAAACAGATTGGGCCGTCACGGACATTATAACGGCCTCACAGGCGGCGGAATACCGACGGCAGATACAGGACATTCGCGACGCGCTTGCGTATCCTGCCGGGACGCCGGACGCGCCGCAGCTGGGCCGCCTGACCTACACCGATGCAAACAACATCGAGCGCATCCTGAAACTCTGCGAAGACTTAATCGTCAACGTTGCAAAATCTTTTTGCCACACCGGCGCGGCGGAGTGTGCCGCAGGAGGATTACTCACATGAAAGATAGGCAGCCAACACAGGTTTTAGCCAACGGCGCGATCCGCTACGGCGTCTATAACGCCGACGGCACGCTCAACCACTACGAATACCTCAAGCGCGAGGATGCGCCTACCGTCGAGGGCACGCCTCTCAACAAGGCGAATCTGCTATCCGATACCACTGCCGCCAAGCTCTGGCCGAACGCAACCACAAGGCCGGAGGACCCGACAGTCAACGACGCGCTCGGCAAGATTGCGGAGGGCACAGCCAAAGTCGGCGATATCGCTATCACCGCCCGCACAGACCTGTCCGACGCATGGCTCCCGTGCGACGGGCGCACTGTATCGCAGGAGCAGTATCCAAAACTGTTTTCTGTGCTCAGAAGCTCTGCTGCACCGCTTCCGTGGGCGTTGAAGACATCGAATATTCAACCTGTAGCTGTGTGGTATCTGAATGGGGAATGGGTCGGCCTGTACGGCAGAAAGTTCTGGACGTCGCCCGATTTGGGGACGTGGACGCAGCAGGCGGATATGCCGACCGGACTCTCGCTGGTATCGGATGTGCAGTATGCAAACGGCACTTATTACGCTGTTTTTTCCGGAGACTCCACAGAGGTAAACGGAGTGTACACAACGCATAGCCTCGATACGCCGTTTGCGCTATATGCAAGCGGCGGCCTGCCTGGAAGCGCTGGACTGAAGATGTTTATTACGCCAAACGTTCTGTATATCTACGTAGTAAGAGGCGAATACGGAGCCTATAACAATTACACGGGAAGAAAAGTAAGTGCCAGCTACGTAAACCAAACAACAAAGGAAATAGTAAGCATCCCAGATTTTATCAGCGGAATTGTATTTTACGCCGAAGAAAAGGACTGCTTTTACAAGCTGAACTGTAGCACCAGCGGCATACTGGAGACTTCAAAGGCAAAAAACCTGATCAACCCGACGTGGGAGGCAGTCAGCAGCGTAAACATCAAAGAATTAACTCCGTCCTTCAACCAGCCGTCGACGTACACCTATCACGCCCTAATGTCAGCTTACCATTGTGGGGCAAATATAATTGCTTTTTTTGCACTGGTGAACGCTGCTTTCTCTGGTGCGGGAACCACGATGTATAGCGGATATATGGTATACAGGTATTCTGCGGACTACGGTGCAACGTGGGAAAACGGGAAGGTAGTTTCCTACAAAACCGATAGTTACTCGCTCGACAACTATACGAACGGCAAATACGAAAACGGGCTTTTGGTGCTTTCGGAAACCGCAAGCGAATCTGAAAGTGCTGATCGAGCGGAAAAGATCATTGCAATCAGCGCTCCAGCATCCGGCCCGGTATATGGAGACGTACTGGGGAGCAGCGTTGACAGTATTGCACTATCGCCGGACGGGGAGGCGGCATACATATCATCGAATGGGCTGGCGTACTGCGATTATAGCGCGGCGGGAAAAGAAATCCCTACCATCGGGACGGACACAAGAAGCAATGCCTACATCAAGGCATTGGAGGAATAACTATGCAGGACAGACAGGGCACAAACGATCTTGCGAACGGCGCTGTCCGGTACGGGGTATATGACGCGAGCGGTAACCGCCTGCGCTATGAATGGATTCGCCCAGAGGACGAGCCGCTGGAGGCCGGAACGCCGCTCACAGCCGGGAACCTGCTGACGGAACAGAGCGCCGCAAAGATCTGGCGAGCGGGCGACGCACCGGCGAACCCGATGGTAAATGAGGCATTCGGGAAGCTGTCGGAGCCGAATTATCACGTCGGTGACATCCTCACGACCGTCCGCGTCCTCTCCGCCCCGTGGCACGCGTGCGATGGCTCAACCTTCGATCAGACGGCCTACCCGGCCCTCTACGCAGCACTCGGCGGCACGACGCTGCCGACGATCAGCTATTCCAGCGATACCACCACCTACATCAAAATGGCGGACGATTAGCCCGGCAAATAAAAGAGAAAGGTACAGAAAAATGGACACAAAAACCATCATCGTCACCCTCGCCTGCGCCGCGCTTGGCTCATCCGCGCTGACGGCGGTAGTCAATGCCATCGTCAGCGCGGTTCAGAAAAAGCGCGGCAAGGCCACAACGCAGGAGGCGCATCTTGCAGAGATCGACAAAAAGCTCGACAAGATGCAGACGCATCAGAACGAGCAGTATCTCGCAATTCTCCGCCTGACCATCATGTCAGAGGAAATGCCAATGGCCGAGCGGCTGATCGCCGGAGAGAAGTATAAAAAAATGGGCGGGAACGGCGATGTGAAAAAGTTCCTGCGCCAGCTGGAGGCGCAATGCGGACATAGCAGTGCGCAATAAATTGGGAGGCAGATATGCGGGTAAAAGGCAAGTGGAGCAAGGGCGAAATGGCGCGAACCATTGTTGTGTATCTGCTCCAGCTCATCACAACGGTAATTGTCTGGGCCTGCGCTCTGAAAACCGTCGCCGTCCTAATTGCAGTCATCCGCAGCCCGGAGCTCGGCGCATCGGTCGACCTGTCCGACGTGCTCGGCTTTACCGGCTGGGCAACCATCACAGAGCTTGGCCTGCTGGCATTCAAACGAGTATTCGCAAGGAAAAATGAACCAGTAGAATGAAAGGAGTACAAAATGAGCATTAACACCGATAGCAAATTTTTGAGCAAAGCAATCGATATGGTCGCGGACTACACGGATGAGCACCTCGACAAAACCAACAACCAGACGGATTATACGGTTTTTGTGGTGTGGTACTGCAAAACGCTGCAAAACTTCAAAGCGCTGCTGTCCACGACATTGCCGGATGGCATGTATTATGAGGTTACATACAACGGAGACAAAGACGAAATCTATCTCGATGCGTACAAAAAATTTGAGAATCGCGCAATCAAGGTGGAGGGCTGATCATGGAAAACATCAAAAAGCGGCTCGGAAATCTTCTGAGCGTCAAGTCCATCGTCACACTCGGCCTGACGATCATCTTTGCCGTCCTCGCCCTGCGCGGCGACATCACCGGCAAGGACTTCCTCACGATCTTCCTGACGGTCATCACGTTCTATTTCGGCACGCAGTCGCAGAAAGCGCAGGACGCGATTGATAACGGCACGAAGGAGGACGCACAGAAATGAGCATCAAAATCGGACAGGCCAGCCTCGGTGAAACCGGAGGCCGCAACCAGCAGCCCGGCAATCAGACCGGGCGGGAGCTGAATATCTCCAACTGGTACAATGGCCGCTGGCTCGGCATCCTGCGCTACAAGAGCCGCAAAAAGGCCGAGCTGGCCGCGCAGACGTGCGAGGCGGCCATTAAAAACCGGAATATCGGTTATGACATGAGCGACCGGAACACGGCGTATGAGGCCGCCAGAGCCGTCGGGTGGGACGTCAGCAAGATCGCAAAACCCGTCGAAACGGACTGCTCCGGCCTTATGATGCTCTGCGCCGTGGCCGCAGGCTGCGAGGCCGTCGCCGCGCTCTACAAAAAGCAGGGCAACAGCTGCACGACATACTGCATGCTGCACGATTGGCCTGCAACGGGAGACTTCGAGCTGCTGACTGGCAGCAAGTATCTGACGACGGACGCCAATCTCCTGCGCGGCGACGTACTGGTAAGCTCGGGCCATACCGTGATGGCCCTCGAAGATGGAAAAAATGCAGAGGAGGAAACCGAAATGGTAGAAAAGAGCAAAATCATCGTGGACGGCAAGGAAATCACCGTCGAACGCATCCTGAAAAACGGCACGAACTACGTCAAGGTGCGCGATATCGCCGCCGCGCTGGATCTCGAAGTGAGTAACAAGGGCAATATCGCTGTGCTGAATCACAAGGAAAAGTAAGGAGGCGGGGCCTATGTCGCCGCAGGCGCGGGCCA